ATGGGATAGATTGGCTGAGATTAAAAAGAAAAAGCACGACCCAGTACACAAACCAGCACACTATAACAATGGAAAGGTAGAGTGTATTGAGTACATCAAACAACAACTTGGTTCTGAGTTTCCTAGTTATTTAGAGGGTTCAGCTATTAAGTACATACACAGACATCGCATGAAGGATGCCAACATACAAGACTTACAAAAGGCTAAATGGTATATTGATAAGTTAATAGAACATTATGAAAACTTATAAATGGAAGTAGATAAGAAAAAATTGAAGGAAATGATTAAGCAAGGTAAGTCATCACATGATGCAGCAATGTCTTTTGGTTGTAGTCCATCTACCGCTAGAAGGAAAGCTAAAGAGATTGGTTTAAAGTTTAAAGGCAAGTCTTACTGGAGAAAGGGATGAGAGTAAATATCAAATCAAATATAAAAGAAGTAACAAAGGGATTGAGCTCTATACAAAAGAAACAAATACCTTTTGCAACTATGTTAGCTCTAAACGATACAGCGTTTGCATTACATAAGACTTACAAAAAACAAACTAAACAAAAGTTTGATGACCCAACACCTTATACACAAAAGGCTTTTAGGGTTGATAAAGCTAAGAAGACACAACTTACAGCAGTAGTTTATGTTGATAAGAAAAGAGAAGACTACATGCAACTACAAGTAGATGGTGGAACAAGAACGCCTAAGCGTAGTTCTATTGTTGTTCCTAGTAGTAAGAACACATCAGGCATAACGCAATATGCATCAGGAAATATAACCAAAGGTGCAATGAATAAAATAAAAAGAAATAAGAAAAAATATTTCTTTGGCGTTCCTAAAGGTGGCAAAGGTACAGAAGGTATTTGGGAAAGATATGGAAGAACATCAACCAATACTTCAAGTGGTGCAAGGATAAGACAGGTAGCTAAACTAACAAAGATGGCTAAATATAAAGCATTGTATCCATTTGAAAAAATAGGTAATGGTATTGCATTCTCTAAAAGGAATGGGTTTGATTCCAACTTTGCTAAAAGACTTAGGTATGCACTGAGGACTGCTAAGTGATAAGCGTAGGTTCTTCTACAGCTTCTACTATGGGTAATTGGACAGCTCGATATTTTCTTAGCGACAGTCAATATTTAATTAGGTAATTAACGCACTGTATGGCTACACAAAGAGAAGTTGCAGACCATTTGGACTTATCAGTCAAAAGAGTCTCAGAATTGATTAGAGATGGCGTATTGCCCTCAAAAATGGGTAGAAGTCCACTCAACTTAGATGTTTGCAGAGTTGCTTACATCTCCTACCTTAGAAAACTAGGTGGATACAATAAAAGAAGCGGTACTGGTGATATTGCTGAAGAAAAAACTAAACTTACTGCAGCTCAAGCTAGAAAGGCTGAGTTAGAAGTAGAAGAGATGGAAGCTAAACTTATACCAGCACAACTAGTTGAAGATACTTGGGTTGATTATGTAGCTAATGCAAGAGCAAAACTATTAGGACTACCTTCAAGAATCGCACATCAAGTCATTACAGTGGATAAATACGCTGAAGCAGAATTAATAATAAAAGAACAAGTGCATGAAGCACTAAACGAGTTAGCTCAAGATGGAATACCTCAAAAATATAGAAAAGGTGATACAGGAGACCAATCAGACTTGGACTCCACCACCCAATCTGAAGATAAGTAACTGGGCAGATACCTACAGAAGATTATCACCTGAGTCTTCAGCAGAAGCTGGTCAGTGGAGAACTGATAGAGCACCATTTCAAAGAGAGATAATGGATTCTTTCAATGACCCTGATATACAGCGAATTGTGTTCCTTAAATCTTCGCAAGTTGGTGCTACCGAAATTTTATTAAATGTTATTGGTTATTACATAGACCAAGACCCAGCACCATTACTGATAATGCAACCAACACTTCAGATGGCTCAAGCATTTAGTAAAGATAGATTAGCTATGATGATTCGTGATTCTGAAAAGATAAGGGATTGTGTTAAAGACCCAAGAAGTAGAGATAGTGGTAATACAGTTTTATCTAAAAAGTTTGCTGGTGGTAATCTAAACATTGTTGGTTCTAATTCTGCATCAGGATTAGCATCAAGACCAATAAGAATTGTTTTAGCAGATGAGTGTGATAGATATGAAGCATCAGCAGGTGCAGAAGGTGACCCAATATCACTAGCAACAAAGAGAACAACTACTTTTTGGAATAAGAAGATTTATCTATGCTCTACCCCAACAATAAAAGGGTTATCAAGAATAGAAACAGCTTTTGAAGAATCAGATAAGCGTTACTATCATGTACCTTGTCCTGAATGTAATCATAAACAGGTCTTAAAATGGAAAAACGTAGTTTGGGAAGAGGATAAACCTGAAACAGCTAATTATGCATGTGAAGAATGTGGTTCTATTATTGATGAGTCTAAAAAGCAATGGATGTTAAAGAATGGTGAATGGATAGCATCAGCACCTAAATCAGATACAGCAGGATTCCATATATCTGAGCTATATTCACCTTGGTCTACTTGGGCGGATATGGCTAAATCATTTCTTGAAGCTAAAAAGAATCCTGAAATGCTAAAGACTTGGGTAAATACTGCTTTAGGCGAATCTTGGGAAGAGCAAGGAGAAGCTGTTGAATATGAAACACTATTAGAACGCAGATTGAATTATGATTATACGACTATACCTGAAGATGTATTAGTTTTAACTGCTGGTGTTGATACACAGAAAGATAGATTAGAACTGCAATTAGTGGGATGGGGTAAGAATTATGAAGCGTGGGTCTGTGACTATAAGATATTTTGGGGTGACCCAAATGCTCAGAATGTTTGGTCAGATTTAGATGCTTACCTAAAAAAAAGATTTAAGACTGAATCTGAAAGATTAATACCTATATCATGTTGCACTGTTGACTCAGGTGGACATCATACCAACATGGTTTATCAATTTACCAAACCAAGACAAGCTAGAAGAATATTTGCAATCAAAGGTTTATCTCAAGCTGGTAAACCAATAGCCAATAGACCTACATTTGTTGGCAAAAATAGAGCAGTACTTTATGGTGTTGGTACAGATAGTGCAAAAGAAGCCATATTTGCTAGATTATCTACTGAACCTGAAAGCACTACTCTGCATTTTTGCTCAGACCTTGATGAAGAGTACTTTAAACAGCTAACAGCAGAAAAAAGAATCACAAAGTTTGTAAGAGGTAGAAAATCATTGGTTTGGAAGCAAGTTAGACCAAGAAACGAAGCATTAGATACATTGGTTTATAACTTTGCTGCTATTTATATTTTAAATCCTAACTATGACTCTATTGAGAACAAAATACTTACTCAAGAGTCAAAACCACAGCAAAAACAACAAAAAAGACCACAAAAAGGCATAAATAGGGGTAATTTCGCTACTTCTTGGAAATAATTGCTGTTTTTTCATTAAAACTATATACATTTATATATTTATAGGTAATATAGGTAGTATGTTAAACAAAAAGGAGTCAAACATGGAATACAAAATAATTAAAAAAACTGAAAATCTTAGAGAAGCTGTAGAAACAGCTAATAACATTTTAAAAGCAAATGGTAAATTAGGACTATTTGATGGATATTCTAATGAGCTAGATTTTAAAGATAATTTCTTTGATAGACATGGAATACTAGCTTTAGTAACTGAGGATGGTAAAGTTTTACAAGTTACTGATTGTAACAAACATGGCTTATACATGAATGAACTAACTTGCGGAACTGTACTTACAGGTGGTGATAAACATTTATCAACAGCACATCATAAAGATAATGTTGTTACTATTAAGCATTATCCTGAAATAGCTTTAACTGAACAAGTTAGAGAAGAAGCTAGAAAATCTAAAAAAATAATTTTTACTTCATAATCCCACCAAAACCATAAAAGGCTCTTAATTGAGCCTTTTTTATTTTTTCCCTTTTTCATATTGACAATACCCTAATAAACCTTAGTGTTAGATGTAGATATATCTAAAACATTTATGAGGTTTTTGCTTGAGCAACAAATTTGATTCAACAAACTATCCATCTCAAGTTCCTACTGAATTGCAGTTGGGAGACTTTTGGGCATGGAAAAGAGACGATTTATCAGAAGACTATCCAGTAGCATCTTATTCATTATCTTATGAATTTAATTTAATTGATGGGTCTACAGCTTCTAACTTTACAGTAGAAGCTACTGAG